CCTTGTCTTTGTATTGGTAATAAGTTCTACCACCTGGCGTACGTGTTACAGCTGTAAACAGTGAAGTAGATCCATCACCAAAATTATCTGAACTTAAAGCACTTACTATGTTACCAAAATACTGTTGGTCTTCTGTCCCATCACCACGTTTTCCATCATCAGATAATCGCTTATCACGGCTTATTTGAGTTTCTTTTACATATATAGTATCACCTATCTTGTAATCGCTATTGGTTAAAGGATTTTTAATTCCTTGCTCTTTAGCCGCGGCTAATAGTTGCTCACTTCTTTCGTCACCTTCTTTTAATTCTACAGATACTTGATTTACTTTTTCACTAGGATTTGCAAGCCCTGAAAATCTTCCTTCGAACAAGTGTTCTGTTAACGCGTTGTTTATTCTTTGCTTTTGAGCAGTTGGACCTAAGTCCTGCCACTCATCGCTTGAGATATCATCTGCAATACCTATGCTGTATAGGTAATCTTGTTTTTGAGAAATAGACATACCTGATTTGAACACCCTGTCGTATTCAGCATCTAGTTGATCTTTAAATTCTTTGCTAGTAGTAGATGCTGCTAAGTCAACTATCTCTGTTTCATTTGTCACATAGTAACCTGTTTTTTCACCATCTATATTAATCTCGTTTCCAGATGTTATTATTGGTTTTGATAGGTGTGTAAATGCCGCATCTTTATCTAAAACTTTAGCGTTCATTAAGAACTCGTTAGGTTTAACTCTATCGATTTTCTTTTGAAGTAAATCCATACCACCACGTGATTCGTAATTACTTACATCTATAGTGCTACTAAATACATAGTAACCGTCTTCTATTTTAACTGTTGGAGGTTTAGAATTAAGCCCAGCCTGTATCTGTTTATTAATAGCCTGTCCTCCATCAGCAGCAACTTGACTAAAAAACTTGCTAGTAGTAGGTATTTTAACAGTAGAGTTTACGATGTTACTACCGTTAACTACTTCTAGTTTTTTATCAACTATAACACCTTTACCGTATACTTCTTCATTAATACTACCAATAGCACCTAAGGCTATTCTATTTGCTAACTGCTCTCCATTGTTAGCATTGCCAACAACTATATAGTCTTTGTCGTTTAAAAAATCAACATCAGACACTAGTTTACCCATTTGATTTAAACTAGATGTAGCATACGATTTAAAAGAAGCTATTGAATTAGCATACTCAGCTCTTTGCTCGTCTGTAATATCAGTTCCAAAATTCATATTCATTTGGGCCTCCATTGCTTGCTGACCTTTTTGCTTTATAACCTCTTGGTATTGATCGAATAAACTACTACCAGCTTCTATACCTGACACTTTTAAGCTGGCGTTAAACGCGGTTTTTAATTCAGCTTGTTTAATAGCTATAGTATTTCTCATAGCATCTTGAGTAGCTAACAAGTCTTTTGCTTCTTTTCTTTCTTTGTCTCTTCTAGCTCCATAAGCTGCAAGAGCAGATCCAAAGGTTTTACCTAGCTCAGCCCCTACATTTACTTGCAGTGGTGGTAATGAATAATCCCCAGACGGTATAGTGTATCCCATATTATATTTTTTTATCCTTGATCAAAAGCTCCTCCCGCAAGAGCTCCACTAGCTATACTACCTATACCGGTAAATATGCCTGATGTAGCGGCATCTCTGTTAGCGGTGGCTTGTGCTTGCCTTTGAGCAGCTCCAGTTTCTTTAGCTATGTTATAAGAAATATCAGCATTTGTTCTATCTTCTTTAGCATTAAACATAAATATGTTTCCAGCTGCTTGAGCTTGCTGTTCTCTTGCTCCTTCAGATATAGCTATTTGTTGTAATCGTTGTTGTTCTTGTGTTTGTCTTTCTTGTAGGTTTTGTTCACCTTGTGCTCTAAGCTTTTCGTTTTGAGCTTCTTGAGCTTCTATACCAGCAGCTACACCTTTCTTGCTTTGTAAGGCAGCTTGAGCTAAAGCAGTTGCACCACCTGCACTAGCGCCCGTAGCCATCATAGCATCAAGTGAATTAGCTAAAGCTATATCAGCTTCCTCTATTTGTATCTCTGCGGCTTGAGTAGCAACACCTAGGTTTTCATAAGGATTAGACATTTGACCAGACAAGTCAGATGCTAAGTTAGCTAGTGATGTTACGCCACCATAAGGGTTTGTAATAGTTTGCCTGCTGTTTTGAAGTGATCGAACTTTAGCGGCAGCCATAGCTTTCTCACCTCTAGCTCGACGCATGTTCTTATGCTCTTTACCAGACTGTATTGCTCCACCAATACCTACTGCTGCTGCTCCTACTATTGCTGCGGTTACTGCTGCCATAATTTATATATTTTTTATTAATTCATATGATGGACTTTTATCTACAGTCCACCCTAATTTCTTATGTGTTTCTATTAGGTGTTTATTTCTACCTATACTAAACATGTGTTTTTTACCTGCTAACTTGCAAGTCTCTTCAGCTGTAGATATCAATAATTCTAAAGCTTGCTTACGGTCTTTTTCTCTATAGTCTGGGCTAGATATAACCCATTCAAACAATACTCCATCTGAGTTTGTAAAGTATAGAAATCCAGCTACTATAGGTGTATTTTCTTTGTACACCATGAGACCGCCAGTACCGTTATCTGGTAAAAAACCTTTGGCGGGTGTTGTCCACTCAGGCCAACTATCCCACCATTTAACTAAAGTACTCCAATCGTTTTCCTCTAGCTTTCTAACTTGTAATTCCATTTAATTAAATTTAATTTAACTACTTAAGCCAAACACAGAGTTAACTGCAAATAATTCTTTTGCACCACCCGGGTTTGTGTAGTCATCATTCTCTATAACCACTGTACAATAATATCCTTTTATACCAGTCATTTGGTTACCAAACCTAACTTCAGCTGCCGTAGGTTTTGAGTCGTTAACTAAGTTTGCGTAGTATTTATTTTCTTTTCTTGTAAATCCAGCATAAAACCTATTGTAAGGCGGGTCATCGGTACCAAACACACTTACATAATCTGCTCTGTAAACAGGTGTGTTAAACGTAGCAGCTGCTGTTCTAGGATCAATTATATATTCTCCTTCGTAGTAACTATATATACCATTTGTTGTATCTCTAGTTTCAGGTGGTAAAAGCCATATAGGTGTATTTGAAGAATCAACACTTATACTATCAGAGCCTGTTATATCAGATACAAAAGATATAATCTCCCAACCATTGCTACCTTCGTAGTTTACGGTTTTAAATACTTTACTTCTACCTACATCTGGATTAACTACAAATGTTATATTTGATTTATAATCAACATCGTAAAATCTAGCTCTATTAACGCTATCATCATTATGGACAAAAACTAGATCGTGTGTTGCTGTTCCTTTAGCTACGCTATAAAATCTACTACCTAGACTAAACATCCAAGAAGGTTTAAAGCTATAAAATGATGGCCAGCCTAATACAGCCTCGTCAAATTGAAGAGTACTATAATCTGGTTGTGCAGGATTTGTTGGGGTTTTTTGCAAAGAAACTGTATACTGTTTGGTGTATATATCCCAACCTCCAAGTATTTTACCAGGTCCAAAGCTAGATGAATCTACGGTACTTAGATTGTCTCTAAACCAATCAATCATACCATAGTTTGAAATTTCTGTAATACCGTCTCTAGACAGCCTTAAAACAGCATTTCTGTTTCTGTCTACAAAGTATTTTCTATATCCATATACAGCAAAACTTTCTGGGTTTTTACCTATGCCAAAGTTACCAGCGTAAGGTGTTATCTGACCAATGACTAAATTCAATTGGCTAATTGGTACGCCTCCACCTTCAGCGGTGTATATAGCATCTTTGTCTATTAGCGCTCTGCTTACCTTGTATTCAGAAAATATAATTAAGTTGCTATCTTCAGCATATAATCTTTGTATACTGCCATTAGCTGGATCAGTTCCTTTTGATATATCTTTTGCTACTGAAAACTGGTTAGTTTGATTGATACCTGTTCTAGAATTAAATATACCTGAGTATATCATAGCATTACCTCTGATACTTCCTTGAGGTTCATCTTCTACTAAATAAGCTTTAGCACCAAGAGATACAGATGTATTATTATAACCACCTCTAATCCTTGATTCTTCTATAGCCCAGTTCAAAGTGTCGTCAGGTGTTCCGCCGTCAAAGCCACCTATATCACCGGGTATACCTCTTGACCCAAACCATTTAAGAGCATTAGGATTAGTAAGTCCTCCATCTATAGTCTTCCTTAATGTAAAAGAGTTAAAGTATTTTACTTCTATTAATGCCATTATATATTAGATTACATGTTTTAATACCGCTTTACCTAGTCGCCTGATTTACCAACAGATGTCGCGGCATATTTTAAACCATTAGTAGTGTTTATTCTACAAGCCCATAGTCTTTTGTTTTGGCTAGTAGCAGGAACACCACCTTCTGAAGCAGAGTTTTCAGCAGCTAAAGCAGGGGTTATTGCATCATTTAAATCTGGTGCTGGATCTGGAACATTTATACTGTAAGGAACGTTATAGTCTGCTGTGCTAGTTTCAGTTGCTCTATAAGATATATAACCATCACCACTACCATTCCACCCAGTAAAAGGAGTTGTTAATCCTGGATCTGAATAAAATTGGCTTACATACCTGTTAACACCTTCTTCAGCATAAAGTATTGTAGCGCTACTAAAGTTATTATCTAAAGCATCGGCTTTACCTTGAGCCGTGTCTGCGAATACATTAATATCAACCTCATATCCAAATGCTCTAGATGAATTAACAGGTCTTAGATCATAGTAAAAATCACCTATATTAATGACGCCCGCTTCTGAATATTGACTAACACTTTCTGAATTATTAGCTATCTCGCTTTGACATGTAGTACATTCACCACCGATGTTTTGTATTATTACTCTGTATTCACCTAAACAAGAAGCAACACCATATACAAAGCTTTCACCTACAGCAACCCATCTACCTAAGTATATTTCAGGAACTGTATTTGACCCATATTGCTTTTCAGCTTGATATTGAACAGAGTTAGCTCTAGGATCGTTTGGATCGCCACTAATTGTATCACTAACAGCTGCGCCATATTTCTGTCTTGTATTAGAAGTAGATTGTGAGTTTTCAGCTTTGTGACGTGATAAACTAAAACCTCCAGAACCTCCTGGCTGTGTGCCAGATCCTTCGCCGTCAACTCTTAAACCAGATTGCTGAGGATTTGTTACAGGAGTTATTGCGCCTGTTAAACCAGTATTCCAAGAAAGTACGTTACCCTCTATGTCTGTAGCTGGTTTCCAATCCCCTACGCTAGGTGTTATCTCTCTATACTCTACAGCCCAAGAAATTTCAGATGTTTGATAATCGTTACTAACACTATTGCTTAATCCTTGTAAATACATTTCAATATTTATATAACCAGTACCTTGAGTTAATGCCCCTTCAAAAGGACTAGGAGTATTACCTGTAGGTTGAACTACATTTAATTTTTGGAAAGTACCAGCACCGTAAGTATAGCCACCGCTTGTTGTATTTGTATAAAAAGCGTTTAACGTTGGTTGGTCTGGTTGACTAGAAATATTACCTATATCAGGATATGTATAAGTAAAATGTGTATCAATATCCTGTCCAGCTGCAGAAGGTAGTTGGTTATAAGCATTTGCTCCTGTACCGTGCAAGTTAAACAAATACGCGTTGTCATAATTCAGTTCGTAACCTCTAATGTTATTACTAAAAGATCCAGTAGCTGTTTTTCTACCAATAGTTATTAATATATTAAAGTTGCTGCTAGTACCATCACCTGACTGCACGTTTATTACTACTTCAAATTTACCTAGACCTTGCCCTGGTTCAACCTCTGTTAACATACCTGTTGCAGAGTCTATTTGAAATATATTAACCGCAGTTCCTGATGGTTGTTCTTGAGATGCTATTGACCAAACTAAACCTGTTTGATTCTGACTAGGTGTTACTAAAGGATTACCTTGATTAGCACCATTCATAGCGAAGAACTGAACTAGGTCTCCAGTAGTGTCTCCATATTCAAAGAATATTCCTGGATCAGGTGGAGTAGGCGCTGGATCTAAGTAGTTTTGTATTGGCTGAGCAACTTGCCCCCATTGTACTAGCGGTGATTTTAATTGCTTGGCTCCAACGTGAATAGTTTGTAAGTTATCTAGTGTAATATCATTCACTAATGTAAATGTTCTTATAGGCGAATCAGGATCATTAGCGTTATCAGAAACTCTTATTGTTATATAGAAATCAGTGAAACCATTTTGTTGGTCCTCAGTTGTATATAGCTTGTATGTTTTGTTAACAAGTATAAACGTGTCGTGAGCATACGCAGTGCCTAAAGCACCTTTGTAGTTTGTGTAAGTACCAGGTCCAGTTATTGTAGAAGCTGTACCGTATATCTGCAACAAATCAAAATCAGATGTTACGTTGTCACCATTACCATTTATGACTGAAAATTCGTGTAACGTTACATTTTGTATTGGCTGGTTTGCTACATCATCAAACCAAAATTGAGAATGATCATCAGTGTTTCCTCCTATAACTGATCTGAATCTACCTAAAAAACCATTACTAGGCGTTGGTGTTGTTGGTAGTGTTCCTGGTTCTGGCGAACCTAAAATAGCTGGATCCCAAGGTATTGAAGCTGGAGTTTGTATACCCCAATACTCTGTAAGGTTCCAATCAAAGTTTACTATACCAAATATAGTTTGACCACCTGTCTCTATAACCTGTGTATTCAAGTCATCTATTTTACCACTTGTACTTGTTTCCCAGTATATATCTAGTTTTGACTCTACAGGTTCTGTTTCGTATATAGCTAGGTTCTGTATAGAAGTGTGATTTGGGTTTTGAGGAGTTTCTTGCCCAATTTGTTTTTCTGTACTTATTCTACCTATTAATGGATTTGATTCTGCTTCATAAAAATCTAACTCATAATCACCTAAATTTAGGGTGCCTGGTTCCAGGTTAAATAAATCAAACATGTTAGATATAGTAGAAACTGTGTCTGAAAATCTTAAAGGATAATATTGTTCATTTACTAATCCAAGAGCATTTATACCCGGCAGGGTTGATGTCTCTGTGTTTTGAACCCTACCAAACAGCTGAACAGAGCTTCTAAACTGTTTTTGATCAGGACCAACTTCAGCTAAATCACGAGGTACTTTATTTATATTGTCATTAAATAAAACTACGTGTGATGTAACTCCAAGCTCTCTATTTGATGATTCAGGATATGCAGCTAATATACCTGGCAAATATACATTATAGTAATCTTGCTCTTGCTGTTTCACTACTACTTTCCATGTATCAAATCCTAGTGGATTATAAGACAAAAGTGTAGGATCACCAACATAGGTTCCTGGGTACAATGTAGGTTTTACAGGTGTTTCGTCTATAGTTTCGTTTACTTGTACGTAAAGAGCATCACCCGGCCAAGCTCCTACATCAACTGTTGTATCGTTATATGGAGAGTAAACAGTTGAAAGTTTTGGGCTTGATATAATACCTGTGCTAGACGCAGCGGCATTAGAAAGTAATGTTGACGTTGTTCTACCAAATCTGTCAGACAAAACAAATCCAGCTTGATAGTTTCTATTTTGCTTTAGTGTGTGGTTAGGATATTCAACAATACTTGTTCTCCACTCGACAGAAGTAACAGGCGTTGTTACATCAAAGTTACCTTTAGCTTGAGTACCTACATTATAGCTAATTGTTGAAGGCGGCGTATGCTTAGTTTGAAAATTACCATAAACAACTCTATTGCTTATTATTTCTTGACTTAAAGCTTTAACAGGTACTTTATCATAAACTCTAGTTGTTTGATCTTCTGGCAATGTTCTAAAAGGTTTTGTACCAGAGTAAGTATATTTAAACGTGTTTGTTTGAGGAAATACCAGTGGACTTTGCTGAGCTTTTATTTCATCAGCAGATACAGTATCAACTACTAGTACTGCAAGCCCATCAGATTCTTTAAATAATATTTCTATTTCTGTTATTTTAAAATAATCTGTTACATTAAGTAGTGTAGTTGCTGGAAAAGCAGGATCTCCATTAACAGGCATATCAATCAACAAAGTCAATTGATTTACTTTGTTTTCCATAAAGTCTACTATGGTACTTCTGTAAGCAGCGGACATATCATTTTCGTCAGTAGTAGTAGCTCCAGAATTTAAAAGAAAATAACCGTCTTGTTTTGGTATAAAACACTCTTGAGTAAACGGGGCAAATACAGAGTACTCACCGTCATCAAATTTAAATCTATAGCTAAACCTTACAAACTTATCTTCTAAATAATCTGGATCACCTCTGTATGTGTCGTCATAATAAGGTTGGAACTCACCAACTGGTAATGGAGTTTGATCAGGATATTTTTCACTAACAACATCTTGCATTGTAGTTTGATACTCACCTATACCTTGGTCTGTATAAGGTGGTTGAAAATCAGCCGCTATTGCTGCTGTTACTTCTTGCCAAAGTATTGGTGCGTTATAAGGCATATACTTAGCTACACTAATAGTATCTTCTATAGTGTAATAAGTAGGATCGTTTAAAGCTGATTGTACGTTTATTTTTCTAGGTTGATTTCTATTGTCCGTAAAAAACAATAAATCTTCTAGTAAATTAACTCCATATATAGGATTACCTTCCCAAAAATTTAAAAAAGCACCTTGTACTAAAACCGCATTTTGTGTGGCTGTTCCTTCTGATATTAAAGATCTTACAATAAAATTAGAAGAAGAAGGATTATATTTACCACTAGAGTTAGATAATAACGTGTTGTCTGTTAAAAAGAAAAACACACAAGAGTTAACCTCTGAAACTAAATAACCAACACAAATTACATTAGCGTTACTTGTTACATCTTCAAAATTAATTAGTTTTTTATTACCTAAAACATTCTCTAGCGCACCAACGTCTGAAGACTCTGACTTACTGACTTGTATATTTAATGCATCTCTATATTCACCTTGTGGTAACAAGCGATCATCAAGATCCTTGTTCATTTTAGATTTTATAAAAACATTTTTAAACTCTGCCATTTAATTCTAGTGTTTTATCCATTTAGATTTACCTCTCATCACTTGAGCTATTTCGTCAAGCTTAATATTAGATAATCTTATTTTTGCATTTCTTAATTTAGAGCTAGCTTCTCTCTTTAATCTGTTTATTATATACTCAGGCTGATTAATTCTACTAGCTAATACAGCGTGCGATAGGTACGCGTATATTGCAGCCTCAGCTAACTTAGGTACTCTACTATCCATGTCATAAGCTAAACCATCAGAGATGTATTCTAGTATTATAAGCTTACCAACTAGATTGCTTGAAAAAGATATTTTACCTTCTCTGTCGTTCATGTTAAACCAGCCGTTTACTTGAGAGTATTGTGGGTCTAATCCATACAACTGTCCATAACCAAAGTTCCACATTCCACCGTATCCCCAGTCAAAGCCACACCAGTCTATGCTCGCATTAAACTCTCCTTCTAATTCACCTATACTGTTGTTTCTCCATCTTTCTTCCGTTATCGATGTTCCTTGTATATTTTCACCAAAATTATCTTGAGTTGGTACACCTTCAGAATCTTGTACAGGTGTTCTATAGGGTGAGTCAGTTAGGTTGTTTGCTGGGTATATTATTCTTTGTACACCAGCTGAGTCGATCCAAGACATACGAACGTAGTTGACGTAATCTTGTGGTATAACCACGCTTAAGCTTGGTGGTATTGTAAGTTCTTGAGATTTAATGCTTTTTAATGTATCATAGCTAAATTCTTGTAAAGCGCGTTTAGCGTGGAATATTAGGTCAGTTCTCTTAACGCTTGGTATTAACTTACCTGCACCTACATATGCTACTATAAAATTATTTACAACATCATTTAAAGTTATGTACTCGTAGCTACCGTAGTTTTGCTCTGTAGTGGTACCATACGCATCTCTATTTCCGTAATCACCGCCATCTATTCTTTTTAATTGACATACTAAAACATTATTTTGAGGAAGTGCTGCGCCTAATGTTATTGTATTACCAGTTACAGTGTATGATGTTGTGTATTCATTATACGTCAATCCATCAGCGCTGCTATATAGCTTAAAATTATTTAAAGCATAGTCTACTGCTGTAGGATCAAAAGATCCAAACACTAGATTAGTATCAAAAGTAAATGTAAAATCAGTTTGACCTAAAGCGTTTGCAACTGTAAAGCCTTGAGCCCCAGCATAGTATTGTTGATTAGTTTCGTTTATAACTCCCATCTATTAGCTTTTTTTATTTACTTCTTTTCCTTGAACTTGCTGTGCAGCTATTTGAACTATAGAAGGATCTTGTATTATTATACCAGCATATGCTAATATTCTTAATATAATATTAACTTGCTCTGACTCGTGTAATTCAAAATCTCTAGATCCTGTTCCTAGACCTGGGTCATAGTAATTGCTATTGAATATATATTGACCTCTACCAGCTGTAGTAAAACCCCATATAGGTGAAACAGGTTTTCTTATGTAATCAACTTCTATATTACTTACTATACTAGTTGGGTTAACATATATAACGTTTTGCAAGTGGTTATTTATAGTTGCACCTGCTACATTTACATTACCTCTATTTTCGTATAAATACGTAGGAAAACTTTTAGTTGCTTTTGTTAAAAGAGATCTTTCTATGTTGTAGAAATCTGTTCTAGATAATCTTTGTAGTTCTATTTGATTACCTCTATCGTCTTTGTATATTACAGTACCTAATCTGTAAAAATCTACAGTAGCTCCGTATTTGTCTACGGTTGGTAAAGTAAAGTACGATAATCCTGGATTACTTGTATTGTCATATACAGCTGATCCAAATGTTTTAAATATAGCTAGCTTTTCATCAAGATTCATTACCCTGTCAGAATAGTCAACATCTGCTTGTGGCACTCTTAATTGCTGATTTAAGTCTTCAAAGTATTTCTCAAATATATCTAATTGAACTTGAGTACCTACCTCATTAAATTCAGCAGGGGTTAAATAACCTCTTTGCTCTTTATTTATTATAGACAATACTGTTTGATATACAGTGTTTACGTTTACAGCCATACTTGTTTAAATTATAATACACTAGGGTACCATTGATATGATACCCTAATATATTAGTATCACTTGTTTATACTCTTTTTTCTATAGATTTATAAACTTCTACTCCTTCATCAGTTTTAAACCAAGCGGCTAAAGCTGAATATGGGTTTTCATCAAATGGTACAGTAAATAATTTTCTGTCATTTGAACCCCAGTGGAAAGTTCTTTGATCTTGTGACAAAGTGATTATTCTCGCTTCAATAGCTTTTATACCAAAGTTTCTTAGCTGAACATTTTCGTCATTAGCTAGACTTAAGAATAAAGCTGGTTTAGCTTTAGCGAATAATAACAAGTCTCTTTTAAGTTCTTTAGATTTCATAGTAGAAACAGAGCTACCTTTTTCAACTCTAAGGATAGCCTCAGCTTGATCAATATCCATTTCCATTGCAGCATTAAGTGCTTGTACTTCCATTTCTATAATGTCTAAATCATCTTCTGCTTCTACAACAGAATCAAACTCAAAATATTTTTTATTTTTTAACGGATGATATAGACTAAGTAGTTTTTGAAGAATTTGATTTTCTTCTGGAACAGTCAATACACCGTCTCTAAAAGTAATATGCCCTAATGTAGCTTCACCTTTCTGCTCGTCCATAAAAGGACTATTCATGTTAGTTGCATATCTTAATTCTCTTTGCTTAGCTTGATCTTTATCGAAGTATAACAAAGGGTTTTTTCTTGTATGTTTACCTGGAATTGTTAATGTTAAAGGCTGTTTTCTACCTTTAACAATATAGGTTCTAGGTCTTATTTCCCACTCTGGTTTTGTGGGTTTTACCGGAGTAGTAACTTTTTTTGTCACTACTACTTCTTCTTTTTGAGGTGCAACCTCAACTTTTTTTGCTTCAGCTTTTTTAGCCATAATATAATATAATTAAATAGTTTATAAAAAAAAAATAAAAACCCCTGCCCGAAGACAGGGATAATTATTATTGAGTAATTACACTCCTTTGAATAACACGAAGTTATTAGCACCTTGTACAACTAAACATCTTTCAGATAAGAAGTTTACAGTCATAGCATCTAGATCGCTAGTGAAAGCTCCACCAACAGAACCAGTTAACCAAGACTTCATACGTCTGTCATCAGCTTGTGAAGCACGGTAACGAACGTGTAAGAATGGTCGTCTGATGTTAGTTCCTAGAATCTGATCGTAAACAGTAGAAGTTCCAGCAGGAACTAATACACCTTCGATTGAAGCAGGTCCAGTCATTGCACCACGAGTAGAAGCATCATTTAAGTATTTCCAGTCAGTTTTGTAGAAATCGTAAGATCCTCTACGGAAACCAGAAAAGCCTAAGTTTAATGCCATCTCTTCAGAATTTTCAAATAATCCAAAAGCAGTACCACCTTGTGCTCCAGATGAAATTGCAGCAAGCATATCATCAAAATCAAGGTTAGTGTTTCTGTTTAAGAATAACATGTTTTCTTCAATTGCTCCTTGAGTATCTAAGTTTCTAAGAATATCATCAAAGTCACCAATACCAGTAGCAGCAGAGAATCCAACTTGCACGTTACCTCTATCTTCGATAGCAGCAAATAGACCTTCTGTACCTGTCACGTTTGTAATACCAGATCCAGCAGCAACCTGCTCACCTTCTACAACAGACATTTCTAGGTAATCTTCAAAACGTAGTCTTGTTTCAGACTCTGCTTTTAGGTACCATAGGTATCCTCCAGTTCCATCTTCAGTAGCAACTTCTACCCAACCGATCTGAGCAGTGTCAGAACCATTGATTGTGTATTGGCTTCTAATGATGATTGGCTTGTTAGAAAACTGAGTAAAGTCAGGAGTTACAGTAGCAATTGGGAAATCGTTTCCAGTTACACCAACATTATTTGCTTGAGCAGCATTTACTGTATTTGTTCCTTTTGGATACTCAGAACCGTAAACAAATATCTTCAATGTACCAACTAGTCCTTCAGCAGCAAGGTTAGCAGCGCCGTAAGGTAATACGTTTATTATACCACTACCACCGCCAGCAGCAGTTCTTAAGTCAGAATCAACAACTAAACACTTTGCTTCTGCACCAAAATCGTCCATCACCACGATAGTTTGCTGTGGAGATATAACGTTGTTGATGTTAGCAGCAATAGGAATAGTAATTGCATTTGCTAAAAATGTACAATTGTCGTAAGATATATGTAATCTATTTTGCTCAGACCAAATAACTTGATCAGATGTCATTGGCATTTCAGCGCCAACCATTCGTAAAAATCCTGATAACGTTCTGTTTCCATAACGCTCTACTTCAGCTTCGTAAAGCTCAGGTAAGTATTGTTGTGCAAAGTTTCCACCAGCTGCACCGTCAAATGTTAAATAGTTGCTCGCAAGAGTTTGTTGTAATTGCGAAGGTACTATTGCACCAAATTGTGGATTTAAAGCCATAATTTTAAAAGTTTAATTAGTTAAATTTTCGTTTTTTTATTTTTAGTTTAGACGAATCTAATCCACTTATTGATTTTACTTTTAAACCATTAATAAAGACGTTTCCATCGGCAACTTGCCTAGGCTTGTCACTACTTAAGTTTTTAGATGAGTCAACGATATTTTTAATACCATCAGCTCTACCTTGCTCGTAAAAATGATTAGCGATTTTATCCGAGTTCATAGCAGCATACATAGCTTTGTGATAACCAGAAGGATCTGTCACGGCTCCATTTTTGTCTACAAATTTTGAAATAAAACTGTTTACATTGAGTTGTGATTTACCTACTTCAGATGGATTTTGTGGCTTATATCTAAACTTTTTTTCTCCTAAATTGAAATCAAAACCTTTGAAATCATCATTGAAAATTTGTTCAGTTCGCGTTTTAAAATCCTGCTGAAGAGTTTTTGCATGCTCTTCGTGCTGCTTGTGTCTATTGAAAAAGTCCATAGCTTTTTGCTGTTCTTGGGTAACACCAGGTCTCAACTTGATTTCCTGATAATATTTATCCTTCATAGCATCAAGCTCTTTACGGGCTTTAGCAACTTCTTCTTTGAAAGCCAATTTCTTTTTTCTAATATCTCTTGGCTCATCAAGTTCCTCATCGTAAGAAAAATTATCTTCCATAAGAAAATCAACTTCTTCTTTATTAAGATGCGGTTTAGTTTGTTTGTAATACTCGTTGAGTAATACTTTTTCATTTACATTAGAGTAGTCATGATTAAGTCTTACATAATCCTCTATTGTTCCACCTGTCTGAGACATGAAGTCTACAAGTGATTGTATATTTTCAGGCAAATCTTTGCCTTGAGTAACTTGATCTTTAACAGCTTGCTCTGCTTCTTCGTAAAGCTCTACTGTTTTCTCATCTACCTCTTCTTCAGTTATTTCTTGTATGGGACTTTCTAGTTCTTCTTTGGTGTCCCGTACTTCTTCAGCCACTTCTTTGCTGTTGCCACTGTCTTGGGACTCTTCGATAACAACATTGCTATCATCTGTCTTTTGTGTTTGAACGGCATCTGTTTCTTTTTTTTCTGTTAAATCAACCTTTACAACATTTGGTATAACTTCTCCTTGTGCCTCTGGCTTTGTTAAATCAACTTTAACAGGATCAGTGTTTAATGTATCGGAAAATTTCTTTGGTGTTTTTTTCTTACCTTTTAAAGAAAACTCACCCTCTTGTTTAGCCTCTACGGCTTGATTTACTTCTGACATAATATAATATTATAAAATTAAAAAATTATTTAGGTCCAAAGGCCTCTAAGCCAAAGTCACCTAAACTATCGTTAGTAGATTCAAAGTCGATAGGTGTTCCATCGTTTTGTCTCTGCTGTATCATTTGTGATTGTTGTGTTCCTATTATTCTAGCTCTTTTGTCTTTTCTATCTTCAATATCAACTTCTTTTCCTCTTTCACCTTTAAATCTTTCTTTTGCTAGTTGTACATTGTAATTAAACTCTTCAGCCATAAGCTCTCTTTTTATACCCGCCTCAGCTTGCATGCGCTGTATTTCGAACTGAGACTTGGCTTGTTCTAACTGCATTTTTTGATCAGTTAGTATTTGCTGCTTTTGAGTTTCAGCCATAGCTGTTTGTTCTGCTAGTTGACCGTTCGCTTGAGCCTGTGCCTGCATATTAGCCTGAGCTGCTTTTTGATCTCGCTCTTGTTTTAGTCTGCGTTTCTGCTTAAGCATTTGGTTAGCTAGTTTCAAGTTACGTATTTGTCTAAGGTCAATAGCATCTTCTAAATCAATACCACCTGTTTGCAGTGCAACTTGTATGTTTTGCTCTAGTTGTGCTTTTTCTTCTTCATCAGGTTCTAAGTCTAAAAATATACCAAAGTCATGTAAGTTTAAATTAGATATCTCTGATAATGTCTGTACGTTGAATGTTGATATAGAGTTCTTTAATGCCTCAGCTGTTAACGGAAATCTTACTACATCAGCTAGCTTTTTAGAGATGTTCTCGCATAGCCTCAATGTTAGATATAAACTAGCATTATTGATATGCTTGGTAGCTATATTTGATTGCTGTGCAGCTATTTTTTGTAAGCCAACTAATGTATCTCTATCTGGTAAACTACCATCTCTAGCTTCATTAAGACCCGTTACGTCTCTAATCATCTGCACGTAGTAGTTATAAGTACTTATTAAGGCACCTATTTTTCCTTGTCCTGAAGATGATGATAATTCTTGAACTGGCACTTTACCTGCATTCATAGCCCCGTCTTGGGTAAGTGATCTACCAACTACTGAACCAGTTTGAAAATACATGTTTAATGCTTCAGCTGGATTATAGTTTGTACCATTACCAAGATCAACCTCTGCCAAACCGTCCATATCTAAGAATACACCGTCTGGCACCATTCTTGATATTACTTGTTGTAACTTTAAATGAGTTAACTGAATCATATCAGCAAAACCTATTGTCTTACTAACAATAGATTCTATTCTACCTTTGTACATTCTAGGTGCACAGATAGTGTAATTCATTTCTACCTTAGTAGTATCTGCCATTGGCCTAGTCATGTTCTCAGCCATCTTCCACTCTAGCATCATATCAGTTCCTAGAACCTTAACACCTTCAAACAAAACCTCTATACTTCTTGAAACCCTATCGAACTTGTCATTTTTAGGTGGATTAAATGTATCTGGTTTTTCTAATACTTTTTCTAAACCTTGATCTGTTTGCTTTAGTTTAAACACTTGATCCATATAGGTCTTATATTCAAAATACAATACTTGAACAGTGTTTTCGTCATAAGCACCCCATCCGTATATGTAGTTTTGGTTGCTATATGATTTTTGTATTTTAGATAATTCTTCGTCTGATATGTGAGGAAACTGTTGTTTTATTTCTGCTATAGTAACAGCTTTAACTTCACCTACGTAATATATATCTTCGAAATTTGGATCTTCTGTATATGAATGTATCATATAAGCAGGATCTACATAATCTAATGTTATACCTTCTGATATATTAAAATTTGTTTTAGCCGCCGCTATACCAAGCGTTACAAGATCGTAATTTAGTCTACGCTTTAACAGCTCGTATTTGTTTTTATCTAAAGTTTGTGTTATAGCCTCTTCTTCGGCTATTTCAATAGCTTGCTTATAAGATAATTGTAAATGCAGCTCCATCTCCTCCATTGTCTTAGGAAGATCTATTGGTGGTATATTTGTTTTAGATATATTTTGACCCGTAGTTTTTTCTACCTCTTGTATTATATCTTGACCAAACATGTCCATAGCTAAACCAGAAGCGTAGTCTGTTCTCTTTTTTATAGACGCTGGATCATTAGCGTAGGCTTTGATATCATAATCTTTGTTAGATATACCGTTAGTTAATATATCTACAAATTTAGATAATATAGGAACTGGCTTCCAATCTAAATTAAGATAAGACAAGTCACCATTAATAGATAATTCATCTTTATATTTTTGTGTTGATTGTTCTCCTCTAGCATAAAGTCTACGCGTATGGTAGTTATTAAAAGAAGTTAGATATCTGTTTCCATTAGTTCTACCTTGTGCAAACCACTCTGACTGTATAGCATCAGCAACCTGCGAACCATACTTAAGACTTAATTTTTCCTCCAAAGGTACTACCTGATTGGGAAACGCACTATTAGCATTATAATTTATATTCATTTACTTTATAATTTTAGAAGCAATACCGGTGTTATCATATTTTTTTATACCTAAGTTATAGGATATAATTTCTCTTTTTGGTATAGGTCTATATCTATTTTTGTTGCAAGCCATTAACGCTAGCCCAGAGCTAATAGATGCATCATGTTTGGTTCTATTGTTTATGTTAAATCTACTCCAGTCATTTAAGGTTCTTTGAAAATACATATCTCCATATCCTTTTTCCTGTAAACCTACAAAGCTTTCTATATAAGTTTCTATAGCAGCAGCATGTGCTTGTTTTATATCTTCACTTGAATTTGGTATACCACCAATATCTCTTTCTGTTACAGATAACTTATTGTAAACTTTATCTGGTCTGTTCATTGAAAAGCCTCTGTAACCTCTACGTTTAAAATGGTATAATAATCTAGGTTTGTTGTTCTCGCATAGTATAGGCATTCCATAAAATACGCAAGCCATTAAAACATCTTCAAAGAATATCTCAGCTGTCTGAGGTCTAGCTATGTATTCCAAGAAAAAATGATTAGGCGGAACATCAAGCATGCTGAAACTAGTTAAACCATGCAAAGCTCCATTAGAACCTCTACTGTCAACGGTACCTGATATATCGTAGCTATCACAACCAAAAGCACCTAAGCCATCATTACCTGGATACTTAACACCATTCTTTACTATTACACGGTTTTGGAGATTTTCAGGTGGAACCCAAGTAACTAAAAATCTTCCACTATTATTTGGAACAAAAATAACACTAGTATCTTTGATACCATCTCTCCATTGAAAGCTACCTTTAGTAACTAAAGAGCTGTGTTTTAAATCACCGTTAAAATCTATCTGCTCGTATATCTTAGTAAGGTTAAACAGCGACTGTTTTGCTTCGTCTCTAAAAGCGTGATCTTCTGTCCTAGGAAACTGTCTATAAAATTCATTTAAAGCGTCTTGATCTCCTTTTAAACCATCAACTTCATTTTGCCAATATTCTATAACGCCTTGATCTATAACATCTCCTTGTGGTCCAACAATTTCTTCTTCTGGTGTATCGAATACAGGTATGCCATAAGCATCAATGTATCCCTCGTAGTTCCATTCCATAGGTATGAACAAAGAATAGAGTCCTGAGCGAGTTTGTCCGTTGCGGTTTCTTTTTGTAACATCTGAATCATAGTAAAGTTTTTTAAAGTTTTCTCCACCCTTGTCTAACGCATTACACGTTGAACCCATCATACACTTACCTATAACTCTACTACCTAATCTAAGCGTTGTTTTCGTAACCCTCCAGTTGTTGAGGATGTTGTTTGGTTTTTCCCATTTACCTGATTCGTCGTGGACGAGTAGTTTAAGCTTTTCACCATCGTACGAGTTGTCGCCTGTATTTTTCCAGTCGATCGTGGTGTCAAGACCTGTGATCTCTTTGACTGCCTCGTTTGTTTCAAGTTTCTTACGTGTAAACTTTGAGGCTGGGACCCTGTATGCAAGTTCGGTTTTTGGCCTGTCCATACCGTCCTGTATTGGTTTAAAGAAGAACGGGTAATTGACTGATATCGGGACAACCTTGTCTGTAAACATTGATTTTGCATCAGGACCTGATTTGGACAATATTCCGTACCGTGAATCCGAGGATATAGTTGCAAGATTGACGGTTTCAGCTGAGGACATAAACGAGAATCCTGATCTACGGTTTTTAAGATAGCACATTCCATAAGACCGTTGGTCTGCCTTGCATGCCTCCCAAAATATAAAGAACAATCTATTTGCT